GATTAGACTTGTCGGGGAACTTAACCTCGGCAATATTGAATGAATTAGATAGATCAATAGGCGTTACCTGTATCGAGGATATGATATTGCTATCATTTATCGCCATTGCCACGGTGTATGTGGGCTTCTGGACGATCACGCCCCACTTAGCCGTAACCTCGTCATACCTTAATAAGCAATCGCAGCTAGAGGTCATGTTCTGTAGCGTACTCATGATAGTCCGTGCCGCGTCTACCGCCCCATCAAACCTAAATCTAGTCTGGGTTGTTACCACTCCACTATAATCTGTATAGGTGAATAACTCGTCCGAATAAACATCTAGTGCCGTAAGGCTTGTGGTGTCAATCTGAGTTGAAGGAATTGCCGCGCCATACCGAGTGTTGGTCAAGAAGTCTGAGAAACATTCTCCCGGCTTATATCTGCTATTTTTTACTTGGAACCTAGTCGGAGCCAAGCCTCGGATATTCGCTGTGACGCTATAAGTAAGGACAAGAATTGCGAACGCGCAATTGGTCATTAGCTTTGTTTCGTCCCACTTGTAGACTAGATTGCTATTCGACATTACTTGAATTGCTGTCTGATCTGAATTTGTAGGCGTATTTGAGCCGTTGCTATACAGGTATATATTAATTTTACCTTTTACATTCGTCTCAGATTCCCCTGTGGATTCGTCTAGCAACGCATCTACTTGATATTGATTCGTCGCATTAAATATGCATTTCTTTCCAGCGAAATAAATATCCCCAAAAGTAATTGTATCGGCAGTCTGACCGGGGTTGGTATTCGTAACTTCGCTCAAAGCTAAAACGTAAAATAATTGCTGATCGTTATTAGTTATGCTTAAATCTATTACAGTTCCACCAATCCACGAATCGCCATAGACAACAGGAAGTTTATTAGATGTAGCCGGAGGTATCTGGGTTCTGTTTCCCGGATCGCGCTGCTCCCCACCACCACCGGGAGCGTTCGGGCCACCTATAACCGCTGAGATTGCGAAAGATATAGCCATTGATACAACCATACTGATTGCAACAGATATGGTGGTGGCTACAGCCATTGATATTGTGAACGTCAGTGCAAGAAAGGTCGCTAGTGTAGCAACGAAGGCATAAGCCTGACCTGTGAATGTCAGCGTACTTAGCCCGACAAAAAGTACCCACGTTCTTTTATTTATGAAAGTTCTTTTATCCACGTTTCTTCCATTTTCTTAAAGCCATATTTTTCATAATTCAAATTGGGACTGTTGTGCAGCTTCCCCATTACAAAAAAAGTTATCCTACCTTCGTCTTTTAATTGGTTTCCGTAGTTCACAAATTCCTTAAAGAGCCTATAGCCTACCGTAGACTTCCTATATTCCGGCTTCACATACCACGCCAATTCATGCAGTCCAAACGTCTTATTACACCATAAAGAAGGGACTATCATCCCCATTATCAACCCCTTCCCCGGCTCTATAAAAACCACTCCTAGTCCAGAATTAATGGTGTCAAATAACTGACCCCACCAGTCTGGGTTCTCTAATACCCTAAGAAATTCAATGTCGCTTTCCGTCTTGAACATTCGCATCATTTCAATAACATCGGCTTTATCAAATTTATTAGATTTTCTTATCACGATGTGGCTAGAGCATCTTTGCCGAAGTTATAATTAATAGTGGTTATGAAAGCCACCCTATTCATGCTTGTGTCACCCGGGGCGAAAAATTGCCACGCATTGTCATTGGTATATCTTCCAGCGGTTCTATTCTGCAAAATCATTTGAATTGATGAGGCTGATACGGTTATAACGCCAATATACGACCTAGCTTCTTCTATCCACTCCTCGGAAATAGTGAAGCTAGTTATATATCCGTTAAAATATTGATATAGCCCACCAGTGCCGCCAGCAGTAAGTAGCACTCCATCAGTGCCGAAAAAACCTTTCCACGCCTCGATCTGCGAACCCTTTATATTCTTACTTAATACGAAGCCTAGAAACGCCGTATCAATTCCAGCAAAAGAGAATGTAGTCTCGTTCGCAGTAGATTTTATGTCTCTAATGGCATCCCCCGCTTTTAATAACACCCCTAGACCAGAGAATGGTTGCGCGTCTACTGCTGGAATGGTAAGTGTCGACGGGGCTGATGATATTAAAAAAACCTCCTCCGGCGTAGTGATCCGAAGAAAGTCTGCATAGCGAATGTTATTAGTGCCGTCAACGGGTGGGATAACATTCATAGGACTGCCTCAAACGCTTTGAATGTTCCCTGCCAATTTATAAAAGAATCATTCTGCATCGGAATTAAGGTGTAGGCGGGATAGTCCCGAAGAATAACCGGGAAGGTGCAGCCCGTATAAGAATCGCCTCCCATTGCTACCGTTGTTCCATACTGCCCTATAACCGCCGCCACGGGGCTAACAAGTTCTGTGATTAGGTTACGGTGGACTGGAATGTTAACGGTCAGCCCAGAGCCTCTAACTACGTCTGCTGTGGCGATGTAGGAATATCTACCAACCTGACAGAAGTCTCCGGCTTTAACTATATAGAGTCCGGCGCCAATACTGGGAAGCGAACCAAGAACCAGAACCTTTGCTGCTGACGCTATCTGCCATTCGCATAATTCGATAGAGCCAGAACTCATGTCGCCCTGATATGCTATGTAGTTGACCCATCCAGTAGCACCAAAATTCAAGTATTGCTCTAAAGACTTATCAGGAATTCGTAGGGAATTAAGAAGCCCTCTGCTTTGGCTGTATTTCAAATAGTTATGCGGCTTCATCTCGAACGCGAAAGGAACGACCGTTACAATCTCTGCGGTCGCTATTCTCTGATTCCGGCTGACTACTTGACCGACAAAGCGATGGTCGTTGATCCCTACCGACTCGCTATTAATTAAGATCGTATTAAGGCTCATAGTTTACCTGTTCACTGGAACGGATCGGTTCGCGGATTGATTCGCCGCCCATACACCCATTTTGTTTTTCGATAGGAACTGAAGTGCTGATTGGGTGTCTATGGCTGACATTTGCGCGATGTACGGGCCATTATATACAACCGATGGTTGAGTGCTAGGGCTGAGAGCATCCGACAGTCTATTGTTCGGTATGACATTCCCCCTTCCTGATGGAATAAAAAGTTCTGGGCCTTTCTCTCCAACTATCGTGGGGCCGCCGATCTCTCCGCCTTCTGCTGCAAATCCAGTGCCAGTCATCCCAGAAGGCATAAAACCGCCCTTCATTGAGCCACCCTTCCCCATCCCACCAAAGGCACTCGTAATAAATCCTACCGCCATCATTGCAAGCTGCATCGCGTAGAACTTAGCGATCATTTTAGCTATGTCAGCTATAATACTTAGCGTAAATTTGCCGAATGATTTGGTTCCATTCTCTGCGAACTGATCTATGGCCGATCCAATAGTATTGGTGAACATACTAAAAGCACCCTCACCCATCTTGCTATAGTTCATAGCGTCATCATTGAACTGGTTAAAAGATTTCTCCCAACCAAAAGTAAATGAATACTGTTGAGCATTTATGCTGCGGATCGTGGATTCAGTCTGCTCGACGTACATCTTCCCCTGTTCTTGGATAATGTCTCGCTGTTGCTCTAGGACTACAGCCAACTTCTCGTTGCCCATAATGCGAGCATCAAGAATCTTTAATGTAATCTGTGCTATCTGGTTGCTAAGTTGTTGCTCTACATTGAGAACGTCCATCCTTACTTTCTGTTCGCGTTGCGCGTAGACCGCTATTTCAGCGCGAGTCGTAACCTGTTTTAATGCTAATTCATTCTGACGAATATACTCTGCCGATAGTAATTTGGCCCGATCCAATGTCTGCTGCATCTGTACCGCTTTAGCCGCATCCGGGTCTTTTGCAGCGGTTACAACTCGTCCTGTGCCAGCCACACCAGAAGCCGACTTTCCTAATGGATCGAAAACGTCTTGCATCAATCTTTGATTCGCCGCCCACGTCTCAAGATTCTTTGCTTTCAGCATATCGTATCCGGCAGCAATACCTTTAAAATCTCCCGCCAATACTTTTGCTAAAGATGACCCCATAAATACTAGAGTATCAGCAAGTTGAGCCACCGCCGATGCCAGCGTATTTATTCCAACCGCCGCGTGTTTAACAAACCATTCTAATTTCTCAAAAAAGAATTTGGACGCCGCAGTATTTTTATTCCAGTGATCGAACAACGTGCCAAGCGTAGGGATAACCGCGTTAGTAAACATCAGCATTGTCTGACCAGCTTTTGCGCTTAAAGCATCATGCAACCTTCCGGCTTCTTCTACCGCCGCCGCATAAGCCTTAAACTTATCCCGCGCCACTTGGGTTCCGCTTGCCAAACCTACAAAGTCCACCCCCTTCGCTGCGCGACCGAACATCTCCATAGCCGTAGCGTTTCTAGTAATAGGGTCTTGTAGTGCAGCTATAGAATATAGCGTCTTGTCAAAAAGTTTATCGGGGCTAAGTTTAGCCAGATCATTTAATGAAACCCCCAAACGACCGAAGGCTTGTTGTGCGCCTAGTGAACCCTGTGCGGCTTCGCCGACCTTTGCAGTAAATGATGATATAAGTTTAGCAGCGTTGTCTGCGTTACCCCCGTTTTGTTCTAAACCCTTCGAAAGGGCTAGTATAGAGGCTACAGCGACTTCATTAGCTTTGGCAGTATCAGAGATAGCGTCACCGTAAGATAACGCTTTGTAGGTCATTGCAACGAAGGCAGCACTTGCTATCGTCGCGGCTTGCTGTGCATTGTGTGCAAATTTTGCGAGGCTGCGATCAGCACCCTCGATGCCCTTCTGAAACTCTGCTGAGTCCAGCCCCAGAACTACGCCAAGTCTTGCTAACATTCCCATCATTTACCCCTTAAATATTTTCTTGGGTGCGTTCGGTGCTGATCTCATATAACTTTGCAAAGCCGTATTAGCGGCTGCGTCTTTTTGTTCCTTCGTCAGCGGTGGGTATAAATATTCATACGCCTTCGGTATGATGTCTTGTAGTTTAAAAGCGGTCTGATTTTCAGACCTCATGTAATTATATATCGCGCCAGTCAATGATCCTAGCACTTCTAACATCCCACGATTCCCGATAAGCCCGTCGGCATACATAATACAAATATCGGTAAATCGTTCTTCGTCTATGCTGTCAGGATCAGTTCCGTTTGCAGTTAGCATCGCTTTTACCTGCCTACGAACCGACCCCGTTATTTTCCCTTTGCTTCCTCGTATCCGGGAGAGACTGTCTCACTGATGTTTTTAATCACCTGTAGCTGAATCGGCAGAGGGAATAACTCATCTATCATAGGGTAGGTGATGTTAGCCATATCAAAGTCTGCTTCTTCTGGTACTAGCAGTCGGAATAGTTCTGTAATACGTTGCTCCAATATTCGTTTGTTCGTTGCAGCCGCCTTCATAGAGTTGCCATCTACTAAAACATCGTCCTCAGTAATGTGGCAGTTCTCGCCTTCTTCTAAATCTTTAATCAGATCTTGGTAGTAAATGTCGATGATTTCATCATCTATCAACTCCATTCGAACCTGCATCTCCTCAAATTCTTTTGTAAGCGGTACTTTAACTTTAAAGGTATGGCCGCCCATAGTGAATGAGCGTGTCCTTACGCTTTCTTTATGCTTTACGAACTGTGAACCTAATGCCTTCTCTAGCTTATTCATGTCTTGTCCTTTTATATTTTCTTTGATTTGAATTTATCTAAATTTTGTTTTATTAATCCCGCCAATTGATTAAGTACCGTTCCTACCTCTCCTTCTAATGCCGGACGTAGAAATGGAGTCCCCACCATATTCTTTGTCCCGAACTCTACCGCCGCTGCTCTCATATCACTTTTAATTCCGATCTGCTTCTCGCCAGTTTTTTGATTGGTGAATTTTGTTTTGGCTAACTTCTTTCCGGGTGCTGTTGTAACCAGCCCAATTACCGTATCAGTCTCACTTATATACTTCGACCTCTTGTCTTTTCCAGTAGGCTTCCTAGATTCGACCCTTAGAGACGCTGCCAGCGCGCCAGTGTCTCGTGGTACTAATGCTATTGCCTGAGCGAGAACGGGCGTCATAGACTGTCTGACAGACTTTCTTAGAATGGCTTGGTTATCTTTCGGGCCAAAGTTGTCCGATAACTCTTGAAATACATCTTTTAGTTCTTTGAAGCCTATAAATTTAACCGTAGTGTTAGCAGTGTTAACCATTAATCACCCTTAACCACGAGTTTTTGATAGATCGCATTATTGAGTTGGACAGCGTAATCCGCTACCTCGTCCGGGGTCATTGTGTTGGCGTGATTCTTAGCTATCTCATAGGCGAGATGAATTCCAGCTATGCGCTGTTGCTGATGAGAGAACCAGTTTTTCTGTCCTGAGTTAGCCTGATGAATTATGTATTCGAGAAGTGCTGCCGAATTATTTGTTGTCATATATTGTAGAACCGCCCCGAAGGGCGGCTCATCTCTTAGGTGTTGTTAGACCAGCCGTAGTTCAATCCACCAATAGGATGGATAGTGAACTCAAACTTGTTTTCAGCGTTAGGCTGCAAATCCCACTTCAAACCACCGACCATACCATTGAAGGCATAAGCGACAGTATCGGTGCCGTCATAAACTGCTACTACATAGGTGCGAACAACTGTACCGCCATATCCATCTTCACGAATTTGCAATTGTGCCACGTCGGCAGGATTCCAAGCAGAAGTAACCGTTAATGAAGTTACTTGATTCTGCGTCGTGACCTTCGCGCCAGTTCTTGCGCCAGCGACCGAGTAAGCTGCTACAGCATCATCAGAACCAAAAGCAGGTACAGCCTCGACAGGAACCGCCATACCTGTAGAACCTACACCGCCAGCAGAAGTTCCTACGAGTTCTTCTACCCAACCCGTCCACGTTGAAAGATTAGCAATAGAAAAAGGGGTTGGAGTTGCCGCAGATTGCATCCAGAGAGTAGCTGTGTATCCGGGTAAAATTTTATTAATCAGTGCCATAATAATTCCTTTGAATAAGATTTAAGAAATTTTGTCTTATGATGATGTTGGAATGTCCATTTTTACATCTAGTATAATTTGATTCATGCCTAACTCGTTATCATAGGTATTGTATAACCAATGTACGTCAGCTTTAGCAATGAAAAATCCTTCTGCTAGACTACCGAATAATCCCGAGTAGCCGTGCAATTCTTGCAGTATCGTATTGCCCAGACTAAAAGCGTCTGTCATAGCTTTGCAAAATATCGAGGTCTGAAAGATCGGGGTGTCGATACCTTTATTATCCTGAGTCTGTCCTGTGTACACGGGCTGATGGACGTTCCGCAGTTGCCACGTTATGAACTTTTCTTCTGTTGCCCAGTTCCGATTAAAGTTTGCATAGACTGGAACAGGATCAACAATTGCGGCAAGTTGATACTGTATAGCTTGGGCGTACACATACGGATTATTCTGGGTTGTCATACAGGTGTCTCCGGGTCGTTGCGATAGCAGATATAAGTCACCTTCATCCGATCATTCGATTCCCTAATGTCCGTAATTCTCCAATCAAATCCGCGCCAAGTAATGCTAAACAAATTCTGGTTATCTACGATCTCCTTATTATTCGGAGTGTAATTAACCGTGATCTTTACTAAGTCTTGATATACTCTATATCTCTCGC